TTAACTAAAGCTCGTTGCATATTTTTTCTTATACCGGGGTCACCAAGTGACATATCTGGTGAGCGGTAAAAACCTGTGATAGTAAATGTAGAACCTGCTCTTGTAAAAGAACCTCCAGATTCTTGTTTGTACACATATCCATCATATCCACCACTTATAATTGTTTCTGTGCTATCTATAAAAAAAGAATCAGTACAAGAAGGTTTTAATCCTCTTATATCTGAATATTCAAATCCTAATGTTCCTGTTTCTGGATTTGCTTTTAATACAGCTATTATTCCTTTTGCTGTTCCTTCTGTTTGGGCAGTAGTAGGATAAAATAATCTATATTGTGATTTACCTCTTATAACTGTTGATGTAATATTATCAGTACCTATATCTGCAATTCTATCTTGTATTTGTTTAGATACTGTACCTAATTCTACGTCACCAATTCTTTCTGTACCCGCAATAGTTCTAAGACCGTCTGGTGCTAAATAAATTAAATCTCCACCAAGCTCTTGTATACTTTTACCATCTACACAACCAATTTTACGAGTAACTGGTGTAACAGCAAAATCAGAACTTGATGAGCCAGTTATTTTAAATATTCTATCTTCACCAAATACAAATAATTCTTCACGGAAAACTTTAAGTCCAACTATTGTTGTATCAACTTTTATTGTTCCACCACCTGTATCAAAATCATCTTCTGTAAAAGGGCCAGAAAATATAACACTAGATATGGCATTTGACATACCTGCGTAGAACATATGATTTTTAAATGATGCTACAAACTTAGGTGCTGTTGGAGCAGTACCACCACCTGTTGCATTTATTATATCAACATTATATGTAGCTACAGAAGTCCATGAACCACTTGTTCCTGCATAAGAAACTGTACCACCTCTAGCGGCTAATACTACATCATTAAATATTGCTACCATATCTACAATTTCACTTGATGAAGATACTTGAGGTACAATATTAGCATTATATGCTGTTGTACCAAGTATTTTTTTATAACCACCTGCAATATCTGGTTCAAAATTAGTTAGTTGTAAAGCTTCTCCCGGTCTCATAGAGAATACATCTTTATTTAAAACTAATCCTCCATAACAGCTAACTACTGTAGGTGCTATTTGTGATGTATTTGGCATTAATAAGTACTTACTCTAAGATTAACTCTTTCATCACGCATATATTCTTGTTTTGATACTAAATCAGAACGAAGACGTTTTAAACCTTCTTCAAATTCTCTATTAGCAATCATTGCATGTTCTGGGTCAGAACGAAGATTATATACATAATAACTTGCTCTTGAAACAATTAAATCTGCATACCTATTATCTAAGTCTGGACTATCTCCATGAGCAGATAATTCTGTATGCTCTTTCCAATATTCTAAAACAATAGAATAATCATTTCTATCTGGTACTGGACTTAATCCTAATTTACCACTTTGAGTTTTATATACATATTTAGGTTCTCCTTGAGAAGTACTTAAATTATTTTTATCTCTTTCTGAATATTGTCTAATATAATCATCATAAGAAATATAACGTAATCTTTTAGGGTTAGTATTTCTAGAAATTCTAATATAATCTACATCTAAATTAGTTGTTGTAACTGTATTATTTACTGTAATATAACTTGTTTGTGCTGTTGCAGTAAATGTTGTATCTAATACTGCACCTTCACCAAAATTTTCTACTGTTAATGTTGTATTTAAATTTTGTGTTCCTTCTGCCGCAGTACCAACTTGTACTTTTAATGCTTGACCTACACTATTAGAATCATATACTTTTACTTGTATTCTATATTCTGTATTCTTACTTGTTGTAATTGCTTGATAAGCGGCATAATCATTTAATCTTAATCTACCATTACCACCACTATTATAGGCGGCACTACCACTACCTGCAATAGTAGTCCAACTATTTATGTTAGAAGTAAATTCACCATTAGTAACTAATTCTTTTGGTTTTAAATAAGTTGTATCCCAATCTATTTTACGCCATTGTAAATCACCACTCTGTGGTGAATCTGCAGTTGGTAAATCATATTCTCTTTGTCCTGCATTTGTATTATAAAATGTTTCTTTGTGAAGACTTGGCAATTCTTCTAGTTCATTATATACATCATGTAATGACCTATTAATAAAATTTTTAACTGCAGTCTGTACTCCACGACTACTACTAAAATTAGCAGATGTTAATTCTACTTCATTTAGTGCATTTAAAACTCTATTAGATAATACTAAATATGTTGCCATTATACTCCTGTTTTATTTAATCCTAATCCTGCTATTGGAAAACCTTCAAATTCTACACAATATGAATCCATTATTACTGCTGATTTATATTCAGTAGATTTATTATTATATGCTTCATGTAATTCATATCTTGCTACTTGACATTCTTCTTCACTTGGGTATATAAAACCATTATATTTAACAGAAGGTGCGTTAGGCATAGATATTAAGACTAACATAAACCATATTTTAATCATTCTTTTTTTGTTGTTGTAATTTTACTAATAAAGCTAATATTGTATCTATTTTTTTCTCTAGTCTAGATACATCTTCCTTTAAATCATTATCATCAAATAAAGGAGTAATTTTTTCAGTTTTTCTCATATCCCAAAGTGCCATATGATTCCTTTTATAAAAAAGGGGGAATATTTCATCCCCCTAAGTTAATTTATTTTATGATGTGTTTGAAGCAGTTTCATCTGAACCGCTAATATCACACATAATTGCCCATACTCTTACTTTACCTGCAGTGTCTTGTGCACCACCAGTTAAAATATCAATAGTATCTGCTGTTTTAACGACAAGTTGATGTGCCGCATCTGTAGCATCCATTGGAGCATGACCTGTTCCAGTTGCATCGTATCCATCAACCCAACAATCTGGGTCATGGTGTCCTGCTGTAGAACCTGTAATACCTAAATCAAAAGTAACAGAAGAAGAAGAAGCTGTTAGAACTTCTAATCCTGCACTTAAAACAACTGTTTCTGCCGGTACGTTTAGACATTGTATAATGTCACCACTTGCCGGGTCAAATAAAGAGTTGTCGATTGTATTTTCAACGTAATAAGGCTTTCTTCTAGTCGAAGGATGCCCAGATGTTGAACCAGTTACTTTACTTACTGTTGCCATTTGTATACCCTCCTATTAATCAGCGTCATACGTGAATGTTGCTTTGGTAAGCGATTCCGTACGAAGCACTTTCCTTCCAAATACATGTAAACCTCTTACGATGTCTGCAAATGAATCTGGGTCTCTTACTACTTCTGTTTTTGCAATTGCATTTGCAGTAGCAGTAGAAGACATGTGACCAAACAAGCCATAAAGACCTGCAAAGTTATTAGTCATGTACAAGTTAAATCCTTGGATTTGACCTGCTAGAACTCTACCATTTCTCAATGGAGAAGCTCCATCACCTGTAATAGATGCGTCCATTAATTTTGAAGCACTTTGTGCAAGTTGCTCAAAAAATTCTGGGCTACTTACCATCCATCTATTATCAGTTGGAACATCACTACCATGTAATGTTTTTGACGCTAACGCCAAAGTATTTAGTGGGTCTGTGTCACCAGAACCATGACCACTTGAAATAGTTCCGTGGTCAGTACCTGCACCGGCAAACATTGCCGCAAGTACGTTTTCGTCATAGTTATCTTTTAGAGCATATGCTCCAGAAGAAGTAGCCAAAGCTTCCCAGTTCACATGAGCTTGTCTTTCTTCGATATCGTCAACTTTAAAAGCAAACGCATTAGCTTGGTCTACAACTAGTTGCAGTTGGTCATCAGCCAGATTCTGGATGTTGATTTGACCGCCTCTAGTGTAAGAACTTACGCTAATTGTTGGCTCTTTAATAATGTTAACTGTATCTCCGTAAGCCTCAATCTCACCTGCATAGTCAGTATTAGTAATATCTTCTACTACTGATGCAGTTCTAAAGAACTTTTGAACCTTTTGGCTGTATATAGCCGGTAGCCAATTACCCGAAGGTAAGTTGTCATATCCTGCTGATTTTGATATAGCCATAATTTAGTCCTCCTATAGACTGTTAAAGATTACCCATTAACAATTCTACCTTCCGCTCTAGCTAAGTCTATATCTTTCTCATGTTTAACAAACTCATGTGGTTTTAATTTAGCTATTTCACTAACTTTCCACATTTTTTTATCGCCTGCTTCAATGTCTTTTTTAGAAGTAGAAGTCACAGATTTTGACGCTTCTTTTTTATCAACACTTTGTTTTTTTGGTTTTGTTATTCCTGCATCCAATTTATATAAATCAATTGCACGAGCCGCTAAACTAGCATTGGAAGTATTGTCATATAACCACCCTTGAATAGTAGAATCTTGTTTTGCAACCCACTCATGAAATTTTTCGTCTGCTCTTATGTCATTAAAGTCTGGATGAAGTTTTGATAATTGTACTTCAGCTTTTTCTTTATTAACATTTTCTTGAGCAACTTCTAAATCTTTTAATTTGGTTTGAACTTGTTTGGCTTTTTCATCCGCTTTTGTATCTGCTATAGTAGTTATAACATCATATACATCTGGGTATTTAGTTCGCCAAGCTTCAATTTCCTCTTTAGTCTTAGGTAATGTTTGCTGTGTGCTTTCTTCTAACTGACGTTTTAGAGAAGATTTTTCTTCTTTATGCTTATTGACAGTAGAATCGTAATGGCGTTTAAGGTCGTCGTAACGTTTCTTAAACACTTTCTCTTCAGCATCGACAGGGCGTTCCTCTACTGGAGTGGCTTCTTCTTCTGAAGAAGTGTTTTTCGAGTCGGTAGCTGTGTCTTCTGTTTCTTCCTTATCTAAATCTCTTCTGTAGTTATTTTTATAAGGTGTAGGCTCGAGAAGAGCCTTTGGTTTTTGTTCCTCATTTTCTTGAGAAACTTTTTTTTCTTCTTCCATTTTATCCTCCTTTTTTTAGGTGCTGTTGGAAAACAGGTGGCCTAGAGTCGCATTGGGGCTATGACTTATGCAGTCATAGGTGGCCTATCCATTGGTGTTGGTGCTCCTAAACCTTCTGGTGAAGGTGGTGGAGCTTCTGCACCCATTGGATTACCCATTGGAGCAGAAACTGGTTGTTCTGTAGCAGGTGGTTGTGCATTTGCAGTCATATCCTGTACAAATTGTTGCATAGATTCTTCTGGATTACTTCCGGGATATCTAGCCATAACTATTGAAACTGGTATTACCACTACAGGTTCAGTTGGGCCTCTATCAGCTACAGGGCCAATATCAATACCTTTTGATTGTAGTGCTTGTTTTACATCTGGTGTTAAATGCATATCTAATATTGCATCTTCTCTTCCGCCCATAGGTGCTCCTGCACCCATTGGTGGTTCTCCCATAGGAGGTTGGCCTCCCATTGGAGCGTTTGGATTATTCATCATTCCGTTTGCCATATATTTCTCCTATTTATCTAAGTCTTAAATCCGGGCCACTTGGTCTAGTGTCCATTTTTTTCATTTCTTCTTTTTTTGAAGATGTTCCGCCTCTACCTGTACCATAATCTCTACCACCTTGTGTTTTTTGAGATACAGAAGGTTTAGGGTCTCTAGGTGTAAAACTAAATCCTTGAGAGCCTCCACCTGTAGACCTGTCATTACTTGTAACTTTTGTATAAGTATCACCAGAACTATCTCTTATACTTTCGCCTTTATCTAATTGTTCCATTTTTTTCATATCAGCTTCAGCTCTAGCTTTTTCTGTTTTAGCTTGTTCTTGTTTTAATTTTTCTTTTCTTAGTTCTCGTTCCATAGAGTCAACATTTACACCACCTATATTTCTATCTGTTGTTTCAGTTCTATATGGCCCTTGAAATCCTGTTGTCAAATTAGGACTATGTATTGCCATAGTTGCATTACCCCAATCTTGAAATGTTTTAGATAAACCAAAAAATCCTACAGCTTGAGCTAAAATAGCAGGTTTTCCTTCTGCTAATCTTTGATTATTTAATTTATTTAATTCATTTATGTATCTATTATATTGTCTATTTTCACCAAATTGTGCTACTGCACCTAATCCAAGAGGTAAGTTTGGTGCTTGTGGTGGGCCTAAAAATTCATATGCCCCACCCTTACTTGTATCTGTGCCAAAATATTTATTTTTTTGACCATGTTCAAACATAGCCTTTCTGCCTTCTGGCGTGCTTGCATCAAAATCTATAAATTCTGCTTCTTGGTTATCATCTTCACCACTACCTTGTGGGTCACCATAATATGCAGGTGCTCTATAATTTGGGTCTGGAACACATTGTTTTAATTCATTATCATATATATATCCTGCCGGACATGGGTCACCACCATCTGGTTGTGAAGTATCTGGTGTGTCTGGTACGTATTCAAAATCTGGGTCTGGTGATGTAAATCCCGACCAACTATTTCCGCTACTTGATGGATATTCATAGTTTACATTTTGATAACTCCAAGAGTCAGTATTTTCATTATATGTTAATTGTAAATTTGTGCCTGTTGTCATTTTCTTTTATTAAGTTGTTCCCGTAGTGCCAGAAGCTCTCTGAGTGAAGCCAGTTTCCCCTGCTTGCGGTACACCTCCAACTCCGATGTTGCCACCTCCAGAGCCAGTGATGTCTTCTGGATTTGCTCCTGCAGGTGCTCCTCCAGTTTCAGCCACATTGGGTTGTTGACCATTGCCTTCATTTGTTGTATTTCCATTTGCCATTCCCATTATTTTTGCAAAAATTGCCGCCCGTTCTGGGTCGTTAATTAATTTTTCTGGTTCTATATCAAGTGACTTTGCAATTTCTGATAATACAGAATGCCATTTTACAAATGGTGCAAGGTTTTGATTAGAAGCAGTTTGTAAGAAAGTCATCAACCTTTGAGACCTTACTTCTTTTTGCATCAATGATGAAGTACCTCGTGCTTTCACATCTAGGTCTCCTCTTATTTCTGGGGTATCTTCATTAAATTGCATATTCCAAGCAAACATAGATTCGCCTAGAGGTCGTAATAAATAATCATCAATATTTTTTACTACTGTTTTAATACTAAGAGCCGCCGCTCCCATTAACATAGACATACCTGCCGCAGTTCTTGTTGTAGACTGCACACCTGTTGTTCCATGAGAATACGATGGTATACCTGTAGATTCATCAGCTAACTGTCTAAACCTATCAAACATCATTAAATTTTCATTTGCTGTATTTGGAAATTTAACACCATGAATAGATTGTCCGGGTTGACCACTTTGTCTTCTAAATATTTTACCGGGAAATACTTTCATATCTTGACCCGGTACTAACATAGTTTCATCAACATCAAATACTAAGTTACCTGCTAATGCTAAATTATCAATAGCCATTCTTGCATGACCATTCATAATTGTTTGTGCATCATCCATATTTTCTGGTATACCTACACCAAAAAATTGATATGGATTAATTTCATATGGACAAACCATATAAGGTAATCTTGCAGGTGTAAATGGATTAACTACTAATCGTAATATTTTACCATTGCATACCCAACAATTTACAGAAACTTCATCTAATTCATCAGCTTCATCATCTATATCTAAACCTGCTTGTTCTGCTAATTCTTTATCTAAATATCCCCAAAATTCTAAAATTTCATATCTATTTTTATCAAACTCATCAGTTGTTTCTCTATCAAGTAGAGAACTTTCATATCCACGAGCTTCATAATTAGGCCCCATAGATATGCAATCTCTTACAGCATTTGCTCTAAAGAAAGGCCTATTCATTAAATCTCTAACTTGAGTTTTTGTATAATTATGTCTTTCTATTATATAGTCAGCATCATCTACTGTTACAGCATCTGGGTCTGGATAAAAATCCCAACAAGATACAGCTTCAATTCTTGGTACTAATTTGCTTTTAGGATTATATACATTTGTACCAGTCTCTTCATCTTTTTCCCATTTATGAGAAATTTTATCATAACTAAATGGCCCTTTAACAATTCCTGTTCCAAGTAAAGCCATTTCAAATAATGAATGTCTAAATACTGATGTAGCACTTGACTCACCTAATTGGTCATGGATAAGTCTTTCCATATTTTTTGCAGATATTTCTGCAGGATTAATCTGAGGTTCAGAACGAGAATCTTTTGATGCTCCTTCAACAAAGTCAGCACCTTCATATTCTTTTTTTAATCCACCTAATATAGAATCAAATGTAGCTCCCGGTTCTAATTCATTACCATCTCCCGGAAACCCATAGGGGCTTTGTACTTCCGGCTCTTGAGTTGGTTGTTCAGATTTAGAAACGTGAGCGTACTCTGCAATATCATCTGGTACAGTTGTTGGGTCAATACCTAATGGAAATTTTCCACTAGAAAATAAGACTTCAATGATTTGACCATAAGCGGCCATAACTTTAGTTTTTGTTATTTTAACAAATACTTTTGATTTTTCACTTTCTGTAAATTGCATATCATTACCATAGAGACCTCTATAGTTACGATAAGCTCTTAGCCATCTTTTTTCATCAAATTGTCTCGCATTTTCTGATGCTTGAAATTTAGCTTTTATAGTTCCTGCTAAACTATCGTATGCATCATCTTCAGTATCACCCAAAGCTACGATTTGGTCATCAGCCATGTATTATTTTCCGTCTGCTACTTTTGAAACTTCGCCTTGTGAATATCTTTTTAAAATGTCAGCTTGTGGTTTTTCTTTTGCAGGTGCACCATCAGCAACATTAGATAACTCACCAGTAGAATATTTTTTTAATAATCCTGCTTGTGGTTTTTCTTTTGATGGCATTCCATATTCCATACCTACTTCGCCTTGTTTATATTTTTTCATAATTGGTTGTGGCATATTTTCTCCTAATAATCTCTTTCGTCAGCCATCTTATTAAATGATGGGTCAACATTGTTTTTCTTTTCTTTAGGAAATACATCTTGTCTATCTTCCCAAGATGGTATTTGACCTTTTATATTTGCTTCCTTACCTGCAGGCTTATCTTTTGGATAATCCGCACCAAGGTCACCTTGTTTGTATTTTGTTAATACTGGTTGTGGCATTAGCCCTCCTTAATTTTTTCTTTTAAGAAATCCATTAATTTCGGATTATCTACAAATATTGTTGTTAAACCATTAGCTAAACCATTAGCTACTAGCTCTTCTACTTTCTCATCTAATTCCATATTCCATTGATATATAATTGCATGTAACATTTCGTGTATCAATGTGTTGGCATGAGAAACTCCTGTTTCTTCTGCAGTGTAACCTATTACACCTTCTTTAGCAAAAAACTGTCCTTGTGCTTCATTTGCACTAGCAACAGTTTGTTTCCATTCTTCTAGTTTATATTCTTTATACCCTATTTTAATTTTGTCTGGTCTTTGCATTAATATCCAAATACTCTATCTGCCGGTTTAAATAATTTTTCTTTTTGTTCTTGTACAAAATTTTGATTACTATATGCATTAGGATGTAGAGGTCTTGACATTGCACCATAACGTAAAGCGTCATATGCATGGTCTTCTACATCTGTATTTACATCTTCCGGATTGTTTTTATCAACTGGAAGAAGAGGTAGTGTTCTCAATAAATTTCTACAATTATTAAAAATTTTTAAAGCAGGCTCACCAGTTCTTTCACTAATAGAAAATCGTTTATGTAATTCTAATTTACCATTTACACGACTTCTTGGTGACCTATCTGATGGTCTCCATTTACATCCTTCTTGTATCATTGTTTCAGCAATGCTTGGCCCAACATCTCCACGTCTTGCCCAAGTAGATGAATCAAGTACACCATATCTTATATACTCATTTTTTTCAGCTTCAAGAACTTTTTTTGCAAATACATCTGCTGTTACTCTTTGTGTATATAACTCTCTATATACCCATAAATTGTTATCAAAATCAATAGCAATCCATAAACAACAAGCATAAGAAGCATAACCCCAGTCACAAGTACGAAACCTATGCCAGTTACGAGGTATTTCAAAAGGTTCAGAAACATGCTTTATAGGGTCAAACTCTGGAAATGCAGAATTTTCAAATGCACTCCAGTCACCATCTAAAAATTGTTTACGTTGTACTTCTGGTAAAGATGACAACATAATAAGATAATCATCTGTTTGCATTAGATATGGATTATCTTGAAGTTTAGCAGGTATAAATCTTCTTGTAATTTTTTTCTGACCTGCTATAGTATCTACTATTACATCGAAAGGTTTACCCGGTTCTGATGCGTCAATAAACATTTCTTTTACCCATCCCGAACCTACGTTGCCGGGGTTACCTGTAGCTCGCATATATACAGGTATTTCTGGGTCTACACTTCTGAGGGAGGAACGCAAAAAGTTATAGATTTCTGGAGTAGGATATTGAGGTAACTCATCTATTCCTATCCATGTATATGATTGTCCTTGATAACGCAAAACATCAGTTAAGTTTTCTGCATAACCAAATTCAATTCTAGCACCAGATGGAAATCGCCATTCTTTTTCTTGCTCTCTCCATTTAGCACTTGGGAATGCTTGTGAATATAAACGTTGAGAATGATTAATCATATCTCTAAGTTCTGGCATAGAACGTCTAATTAATAGTGCTCTATGATTTTGTTTATCACAATATCTAAGTGGGTCAATAAGCATGGCATATGATTTGCCTCCGCCTCTTGCTCCACCATAAAATACTTCTCTTTCAGATGCCGCTAGGAATGTTGTCTGTGGCCCATCATTTGGTCTAAAGATAACATTATCTTCTACATGCTCTTGTACATTTGGTGCAAGATTTTCTATAGCATCTTCTGTTAGTACAGTTGATTCTTTTCCTTTTAAAGCATCATCAACTTTTAATAAACTTTCTTTTTTTCTTTTTGCATTATGGAACTCAGTTTGAGCTTTTGTAATTTTTTTATTTTGCTCTCGTATAGTTCTTTGTGCAGATATTTTTGCTTTTACTGCTGTACTATACTTTTTTGTTCCTTGAGCTTCTCCTCGTTTTCTTCCGAGGTTTGCTTTTGGCTTGGGTGGTTTAAGTTCTTCCATTTTACAAATATTTTTTTTAATCCAACATGACTAATAGGTCTTTTGGTTTTTGCTTTTAACCAGTTAGCCACTTCTCTATATGAGCAACTTTCTAAGTATTTCATTGCTTGTTTTAGAGCTTCTAACTCTTCGGGTATAGGTTCTATATAATCTGTATCTTCTGCTAACTTATATCCAAAAGGTATTGTTCTTGCTTTACGTTTGATTAATTCCATCTTTAGGAGGTAATATAAATATTCCGTGAGCTACTTTTCCAGTAATATCAATTTTCTCTTTCTTTACAAGACCAACCCTATCTAAAATTTGTTTTGCCGCTTCCATACGAGTGTTAGCTCCCGGAGTTGTGCCATCGTCATCAAGAGCCGTTACTAAACCTTTTACAGCTTTAGCTGAATGAAATGCTAAAGAATATTCTGCTCTTTCTAGTATTTCTTCTTTTAATGCTTTGACAACTTTAGTATAAGATGAAGGAGCATACCCTGCAATCTCTCCTGCTATTTTTGGACTGCCATTAGCTTCTCCAAACAATGCCTCAAGAAAACTTTCTTGTTGCTTTGTTAACTCTTTATTTTCTTTTTTTATCGGTAGCATTATTAAATCCAAATGTTTTTTTAAAAGCCGCTATTAATCCATATGGGTCATCGTGAGGATAACCAATACTATTTAATTTAGGTTTAATTTCTTTTTTAATTTTTTTAACTTTAATTTTTTTCATACCCATTTATTTTTTCTTGTATCGTGCTTACCTTTTACTTTTAATCCTTCATGTGCTTTTGTAGCAATTTGTGTTCGTAGTTTATCTTCTGGTGTATTCATTGGTGATAAGGTAATCATTTTAGGTACTCCTATAACTAATGAAACATTAGGGTCTTTACAAGGTTTTTTTCTTTGGTTAATTGGTAGAATATCTGTAAAGTGTTTTTTTGTTTTTTTATTGTAGTATTCATATGTTGGCATTATTTTCTTTTCTTTTCTTTTTTCTTTTCAAGCATATGTTTTAATCTAGCTTCTGCTACTTTTCCAGTTTTTGTAAATAGTATTTCTAAAGGTAATCCGAGTTGTCTTAAAAGACTTTTATTAGCAAGTTCTTTATTAAGTCTCTGTTCTATTTTAGGGCCAGTTGCATAGCGTAATCTATTCTTTAATTTTTGGTCTGCAGTTGGTTTTTTTCTTGTTTTTGTTCTAAGTTTTGATACCATTATATCTCCGATTTTATTTCTTGATGTTCACAATTACAACACTCACATTGACCACCACAACAAGAACCGCCATTACTACAATGACAGGCATGACCACAAGTTTTACAAG